GCAGCGCTTGGACCAGTGTATGTGATAACACCAGTTGAACTATTGTATGCAGCAGAACCATCTCCGCCAGCATCTGTTACGGATACACGACCTCGGGCATACGCTTCTAGTGTTGTTCCGTCTACTGTAATTGCATCGGCCTCTAAAGTACCATCTACATCAACATCACCAGAAATATCTAAAGAACCGGCGTCTAATTCGCCTGAAATTGTAAGGTTTCTCTGTCCTGATGTGTCTATGTTTGCATCTGTAGTAACTACTTTAGAAGCAATCGCTGTACCAGCAGTTAATCCATCTAGTAATTCTAATTCTGCTTCAGCAAGAACAGCACTACCTGCTGTAAATCCTGTGCCTGTAACTATTCCACTAGCTGTAATAGCCCCAGTTGTTGTTATTGTATCAATATAAGCATCTTTCCAACGAACACCAGTAGTACCTAAATCTACATCACTATCTGTTTGTGGTCCAAATATTCCATCTGCAACATATACTTGTTCAGCATTTGCGGCATATAAATGTATTTCATCTGCTGTTTCAAAATCTATTTTAGTTTGGTCATCTTCTCCAATTTTAATATCGGTTGCAAGTAAAGATGTAATTGTTGTTTGAGCAGCACCTAAAGCAAAGTCTAAAGTATTATCTCCATCTTCATAAGTAACCGCAATACCTGTTTCAGTATTTGAACCAACCATTGCACCTACAGTATCAGCAATAGTTTCTGCAATAGTAACACCATCAATTGTTAAAGCGTCAGTTTCTAAAGTACCATCTACATCAACATCACCAGAAATATCCAAAGTTGCCATAACAGCAGTTCCAGTTATAGTTGGAGATGTAAGAGATTTGTTTGTAAGTGTTTGAGTTCCTGTTAAAGTTGCAACTGTTGAGTCAATCGCAAGTGTAACTGTTGTACTCGAAGCACTTGAATCCAATCCTGTACCACCAGCAATAGTTAAAGTTTCCGAATCTAAATCAATATCAATCGTGCCACTATCTGAAGTTACATCTAAATCTTCAGCAGTTATTTGAGTATCAACATACGCTTTGATTGATTGTTGAGTTGCAAGTAAAGTTGCAGAATCGGAAGACATATCAACTTCATCTGCAACAGCTGAACCAGAAACTCCAGTATTTAATACAGCACTAGTTATCTGTGGAGTTGTTAGAGTTTTATTTGTGAGTGTTTGTGTTGTTCCTGTAAATAAGGTGTCTATTTGTGAAAGAAGTAAATATTTCTCTGTGCCGCCATCTGAAAATGCAAGTTTATCTGTTGCGGCTAATGTTACTCCAGAACCATCAGTCATTCCATCAATATTTAAAATTGCTTCAACAGCGCCATACTCTAATGCACTTGCGCCTGAATTAACTTTGAGGACTTGACCAGCACTTCCTAATGCTGTTAGACCAGTTCCACCTATTCCATAATCGATAAATTCACCAGATTGAAATTCTGCTAAACCTGTTGCGATATTGTTGGTATAAACTGTTCTTATTGGTGTTTTAGCTGCCATATTCTATCCTTAAAATTGAAACATAGTTATCGTATCATCACTTGTTAAACCACTTCCATTTGCTAATACAAAAGTTGATTGGTCTAAAAACGGTTTGTTATTATCCACGGTTGCGTTAAATTCAAAGTCAGTATTTTTTGTTGACAGTCCGCCAGACCTTGTAAAGAAAGGAACTTTAGAAATTGTAACTCCACCCGTTCCTGTACCTGTTCCTGTAACAGCAATTGGATTACCACCAGCATCTTTTGAATTTTCAGGTAATGTTGCACCAGAAGCAGCAATCTCAATTGTTCCACTACCATCAGAAGAAATTGTTGCACCACCCAAATCTACAGTAGCTGCAGCAAGCCAAATCTTTTTCCATCGTCTTGAACTACTACCTAAACTTCTTAAATCGTTAGTATCTGGTATTACATCTTGGTCAACAGCAGACAAATCTACACTATCACCACCTATTTCTTTAATCGTTCCACTATCATTAATATAAAATTTTTGTGCTGAAGTATCAATTGCAACCTCACGAGCCGTAATATCACTTGTCGTAGGTACACTTGTACCTGTTTTTAATTTTATAACTGTCGCCATCTCTATAAACCTAACTTATTAATTAATTTGACGATTAGTAAGTTCCACCATCTACATTGCCATATACTATATTACTACCGTTTGACTGTAACAATTTACCATTAGCACCTAATGCCAATTTAGCAAGAGTGTTTGAACCACTTGCATATAACATATCACCAGTAGTGTATGTTGTTTGTCCTGTACCACCATATATATTACCAATTGCTGTACCATTCCAAGTACCAGTTGCAATAGTTCCTAATGTTGTAATTGATGTTTGACCAGGATAGGTTGTTTTAATCTGTACAGCGTCACTTGATATCTCTAACGTACTATCATCAACAGCAACATCTAAAGTGTTACCACTTTTTGTTAATGCGTTACCAGCACTAATTTGACCAGCACCAGAGAATTGTGAAACTGTAATATTAGTTGAACCTAATGTTGGAGTACCATCGTGTGTGAATACATAACCATTGTCAGCATTTGCAGTACCTGATTCAACGAATACGAAAGCGCCGCCTGTAATTTCTGAAGCTGCGTCAGCGTCAGGAGTTCTTGTAAGTACGAAAGCCGCACCTCCACTACCTGTTGCTGTTACTTTGTAAAGACCATTTTGTACCGCTGAGGCTTGATTTTTAACTAATATTCTATCATTTACTGCTACGGCAACACCATCAACTGATAAAGCGCCATTGGCGTCAGCAGTTAAAGTACCATTACCGTTATTGTATGTACAAGCAGATAATGCAGCTGTTGTAGCAAGTTTTGCAGAATCTTTTACATCTAATCCGTTTGCAGTTGCGTCAACATAAGCTTTTGTAGCTGCGTCTTGGGCACCTGATGGATCAGTAACGTTTGTAATTCTACTTGAATTAACATCAACAACACCAGAACCTTTAGGATCAAGTATTAAATCAATGTTTGTATCACCGCCTGCAGTTCCGACTTTAAAGCCATTGCCTGCAGCTGAGTTAGTAACTTCTAAATAATTAACAGCAGCTGCTGTTGTTTGGAAAAGAATTTGCTCATTACCACTTGCGTCAGCGATAAATCCATCGTCAGCAATTTTAGGTGCAGTAAGAGTTTTGTTTGTTAGTGTTTCAGTTCCTGCTAATGTAGTAAAAGAACCATCTTGTAATGCACTATTAAATTCAGCAGTTGTACCAGTTAAAGTACCTTCACCTAAATCTAATGTTAATGTATTACTAGCACTATCAATTGTTTTGTTTGTTAAAGTTTGTGAACCTGTAAGAGTAGCAACTGTTGCGTCTATGTTTAATGTTATTGAATTTCCAGAACCAACTGAATCTAATCCAGTACCACCAGCGATTGTTAATGTTTCACTATCTAAATCAATTGAAAGAGCACCACCAGAGTCACCTTGAAAATCTAAATCTTGTGCTGTAACCTGTGCGTCAACATATGCTTTGATTGATTGTTGAGTTGCTAAATGTGTAGCAGAATCGGAAGTTAAATCGTCTTCATCTTTGATTGCTGAACCACTAACGCCTGTGTTTAATACAGCACTTGTTAATGTTTTGTTTGTTAGTGTATCTGTTGTTGCAAGACCTACTAATGTGTCTGTTGCATTTGGTAAAGTAATTGTTCTATCAGCAGTTGGATCTGTAACTGTTAATGTTGTTTCATATGCGTCCGCTGTTGAACCTTCAAAAACTAAACTATATGCACCCATAGTTAGGTTTGCACCTAAACTAATAGTACCAGTATTGATTGTTGGACTTGTTAATGTTTTGTTTGTTAGTATTTGAGAACCAGTTAATGTAGCAACTGTTGCGTCTATAGCAACTGAAATATTGTTGTTTGAAACTGTTGTATCAATACCAGTACCACCAGCAAACGTTAAAGTTTCTCCTGTTGTATAGGTATCATTTGGACCATTATCAGCGGCAAGTGTAATTTCATTTGAAGAAGTTACCCAACTTAAAATACCTGAACCATCTGTTGTTAATACTTGGTCTGCCGTTCCATCATCAGCAGGGAGAACTAATGTGTATGAATCAGCTAAGGAATTAGGACTTCTAATGGCAGCAAAATGTGCTCCATTATTTGTACCTTCATTTAATTTTAATGTACCACCTACTGTAGCACTATTTCCAATAAACAATTCATCAATTGCTTTATTTGAATCTACTACAACAACTGAAGACGCTGTTAGCGTTCCGTGTGCGTGGTCTAAAAGTTGTGTAAAATATTTACCTGCAATTTCTATTGCAGAATTTGATGTAGATGTTGGATCACCTATGAATAATCTATACCCATTACCTCCAACACCATTGTCTGTAGCCGAAGTATCGTAAACATACGCTAACTCCCCTTGCTCCAGTCCACTAGGTGCATTACCTGTCGTGGTTCTTTTTATTTTAATAATTGTCGCCATTTATATCTCCCTCTTTAATAGCTTTTATCTAAAATGTGCCACCGTTCAGTAATAATCTACCATTTTCAGTTAACAAATCATTTGTACTCTTCCATTTTGAATTATTTGCATTATATTGTAATATAGAACCGTCACTTAATACTGATAGGTCTATGTCTGACAACGAACTCATACTTGATAAGGATGTTGCAGACGGTACCGTAACAGAAACAGCATTTGGTCCTGATGTAGTCGTATTAATTGTTGCGGTTATAGCCATATTTACCTTAATTTTGTTATACTATATTTATTTATAATTACAAGGTAATATAAAAAGGCTTACTAACTACACTTTTGCCGCTTCTTTATTGCTAGTATCTTTCGGCGCCTCAATCTTATTTTTTGGCGGAAGATTTAATTCTACTGCAATTATGTCATCATAATGCTTTTGTAGAATATTAACTTTTTCTAACTCTAAAGATAGTTTGACTCTTGTAGCTTGCAAATCTTGTCTGATAATAATAGAGTTTATACATCTTACTGACAGGTCACTTCTTTTATAATCTTTTCCATCAATATTAAATGTTTGCTCTTGGTTACCAGTTGCTTCAGTTTTTTTTGAGTTCAATTCACTACTCATTTTGTTTTCTCCTTATTTAACTTCATTTAGTTATACATTCGGTTTTACAGTTATAAGACCTTCAATAACTCTTGTAACTGTTCCGCCACTTGCCGTAATATCACAATCATAAACGTACCTTGAAGGTGCGTCTAAAGCTGTAGTTTGTGCAGGTGTTAAAGATAGATTTACAACTCCTGTAGTTCTATCAGTATTAAACTCCACACTCAAGGCCTGTCTACTATACGTAGAAGTAAATCCTTTTGCCATATTTGCTGTCGCAGTATAACCAGTTAAATCAAACGGATTTCCATCTGATCCTTTAACCGTTATTCCCGAGCTAAATGACGTTCCTTGTTCTATTACTAAATTTGCAGTAGCGGCCATAATATTACTTACCTCTATGAATCTTTTTAATCTTATTGATGAGTTTAGATTTTGTTAATCGTCTATCTA